TTCTTTTTTCGGATGTACTTTTCCACTAACTTATGTTGGTGGTAATGATGGATTTTTTCCAAGAGCTAGTTCTGTTAAAGAACAGGCTGCATCCAATATAAAAAATTTGTTGTTAACACAAAAAGGTGAAAGAGTTGGACAACCAACATTTGGTTCCGACTTACCAACAATACTTTTCGAACAAAGAACACCTAATATCGCAGAAGAAATAGAAGAAACAATAAGAGAGGCAATATCAAATTGGTTATCTTATATAAAAGTAGAAAATGTGTTTGTTACATTTAGTGATGAAAGACCGAATGAAGTAAATGTTCAATTAGAATTCTTAGTAACAGTCGATGACCCTGATTCACCAGAAACAATCACATTTAATTTTAATACTGGAGATTAAAAATGCCAAACGCAGAATATGGAACAAGTAAAAAGATAGTAAAGAAAAATGTTAAATACATTGGTAGGGATTTTTCTTCTATAAGACAAAACCTAATTGAATTTGCTAAATCTTACTATCCTACTGCATATAATGATTTTAATGAATCATCTCCTGGTATGATGTTCATAGAAATGGCGGCATATGTTGGTGATGTATTAAGTTATTATGCTGATAATCAATTTAGAGAAACATTATTACATGCGGCTGAAGAAAAGAAAAACATTTTTAAAATTGCACAATCATTTGGATACAAACCAAAATTATCAACACCATCATCTACAATTGCTGATATAACTATTGAAGTTCCAGCAACAACAGAAGATAATGAAAACTATGAACCAGATACAAACTATGCATTAAAGGTTGATGCTGATAGTGTTTTCTCAAGTAAGAGTGGTAGAAGTTTTAGGTTGATGGATGATATTGATTTTGCAGTTTCAACATCTTATGATAATAGAGTTGAAAAAGTATCACAAACAGATGGTGATATACCAACACACTATACACTAACTAAAAAAGGAAACTTAGAAAGTGGATTTAAAACTTCAGAAACATTTACATTTGGAGATGCAGTAAAGTTTGATAAAATTATTTTAGGTAAAAAGAATGTTATTGATATTATAAGTTGTGTTGATGATGATGGTAATGATTGGTATCAAGTTCCTTTCTTGGCACAAGATACAGTCTTTAAAGATATAGAAAATAATTCTGTTAATTCACCAGATGTTTCATCTGATAAAACTACTGCACCTTTCTTATTAAAGTTAATTAAAACTGCTAATCGTTTTACTACATATGTTCGTAGTGATGGTAAAATGGAATTACGATTTGGTGCAGGTGTAAGTTCAAACGCAGATGAAGAGATAGTTCCAAATCCTGATAATGTTGGTAGTTCACTTGGTACAGGTTTATCTAAACTTGACCAATCGTTTGACCCAAGTAATTTCTTAAAAACAAAAGCATTTGGACAGGCACCAAGTAATATTACATTGACTGTAACTTATACCTATGGTGGAGTACAGGCAGATAATGTTGTTAGTGGTGAGATTACAAATTTAGATTCGATTGCATTTACATTAAATGAAGAGGGATTGGATGCCACAAAAGTTCAAGATACTAAAGATAGTTTAGCAGTATTTAATCCTGAACCAGCAACTGGTGCAAGTGGTGCGGAAACACCTGAGATAGTAAGACAAAATGCAGCAGCTTACTTCCATGCACAAAATAGAGCAGTAACCAAAGAAGATTATATAACAAGAGTATATTCATTACCACAAAAGTATGGTAATGTTGCTAAATGTTTTATCGTACAAGATGAACAATTAGAACAAAATACACAAACCATTATGAAGAATGGTAAAATAAAAAAACAACCAAATGTAACAGTCGTTCCTAATCCATTGGCATTAAATTTCTATGTATTAGGTTTTGATTATAGAAAAAATTTAATTGCATTAAACGATACGGTCAAACAAAACCTTAGAGTTTATCTATCACAATATAGAATATTAACAGATGCAATCAATATTAAAGATGCGTATACAATTAATATTGGAATAAGATTTTCAATCATCACTCAAAGAGGATATAATAAAAATGAGGTATTGTTAAGATGTATTGATGCCGTTAAGAATCATTTTGATATTGATAAATGGTCAATAGGACAACCAATTATTTTGAGTGATGTAGCTTATGTGATTTCGTTAGTAGATGGTGTGGCAAGTGTAGTACCACCTGAAGATGATAATCCACAAAAACAAATGGTAGTAGTTGAAAATAAATTTAGAACTTCAGAGGGATATAGTGGACATGTATATGATTTACAATCCGCTACAAAAGATGGTGTAATTTATACATCTTTAGACCCAAGTATATTTGAACTTAAATTCCCTAATTTAGATATTGAGGGTAGAGTAGTAGGAGATATTTAATGTATTATTTTGAATACCCAAAAATTGATGCCACGATTTACGAGGGAAGTGTAACTTCTTCGATTAACACAGGTTTAGACCAGATACTTGAAATAAATAAAAATATGAATAGTGCTGGTACAACAATTGATGTATCAAGAGTTTTAATACAATTTGATTATAGTTACATATCTTCATCGGTACAAAGTGGAATCATTCCAAGTGATGCGAAATATTATTTAAATTTATATGATGCAAGTTCAACAGAATTAGCAGTTGAACAAACATTGTTCGCGTACATGGTTAGTGGTAGTTGGAATGGTGGTACAGGCACAAAAGATAGAGACCCAACCATAAGTGATGGTGCTAGTTGGAAGTATCGTGATAATGATACAACAAAAACACAATGGGTAAGTGGTAGTGATACACAAGGTGGAACTTGGTATACATCAAGTTTAAATAGTGGATTTAATGTTTCTGCATCTTTTGATTTAGTTTATGAAACAAAAGATATTAGAATGGATGTTACTTCATTAGTAAAGAATCATATTTACTCAGGTTCTACTTTTCCTAATTATGGATTTATTTTAAAAAGGGAAAATGTACCAACATCTCAAAGTTTACATTCTATCTTTGACCCAACATTGGCTACAGGTTCTGCTGAACATGATACATCACATCAAGGTAACTTAAAGTTTTTCTCAAGAGAAACAAATACAATCTTTCCACCAAAATTAGAAGTAGAGTGGGATGATAGTTCTTGGAACACAGGTAGTTTAAGTGCATTAAGTTCTACAGATTTAGATAGATTAAAGATTTATTTTCAAAATTTAAAACCAGAATATAAGGAAAAATCAAAAGTTAAATTTAGAGTTGTGGGTAGAGAATTATATCCAACAAGAGGATTTGATACTACACCAGCTGCACTAACAGTCAAGTATTTACCAAGTGGTAGTAGAACACTACAACAAGGTGCATATTATTCTGTTAAAGATGCCGAAACAGAAGATGTAATAATTCCATTTAGTACAGGTTCGATTATTAGTTGTGATTCAACAAGTAATTATTTTAACTTATGGATGGATGGATTTCAACCTGAAAGATTTTATAGGTTCGAGATTAAGGTTGTGAGTGGAAGTGGTGCAGAACAAACTTCTATGATTTATGATGATGAATTCACATTTAAAGTAGTGAGGTAATAATGCCATTAACATTAGAACAAGCTAGAAAAAATAGTTACTACCAAAATGTAACAGATGCCGATGAAAGAAAAGCGTTAAAGGCTATTCAAGAAGCATTATCAAGAATGCAAATTAGTGGTTCATCACCTGATTCAACAAATCCTTTACGAGATGAAAATAATACTTTACTATCTTATGAAGACCCAAATAAACCAGGTGAATCATTAGAAGAACCATTTCAATATGTGAGATTAAAAGTAAGACAAAAATCTACACAAGTATCTGATTACATAAAGTATCTTGGTGAAGATATTATATTCAAAGAAATAAAACCAGAAAAGGCTATTGAGGAAGATATTACAGATGAGGTAGAAATTAATTTATTAGCAGAAGAATTAGTTACCGCGATAGAAACACAACAAGAATTAAATTCAGGATTGGCAAGTTCTATAAATAGTTTAAACGCTAAGATTGCAGAAGATAATGATACTGATACAC